CGACATGAACTGGGGAACCTCGACCAACTTGGAAGCCGTCTTCGTCGAGATCCTTAGACTCTGTATTCAGAATGACGAAGCCCCACCTAGCAAGGTGATCGTCTTCAGTGATATGCAGTTCGACAAAGCGTCGAAAACCAAAAAAACCAATTTCGATAACATCCGAGACATGTTCGCCGCGAATTCCCTCCCTTGCCCCGAACTCATCTTCTGGAATCTGCGTGGAGACACCCGCGACTTCCCCGTCAACGGCGACACACCCGGGATCACCTTGCTATCAGGGTTTTCACCAATGCTGTTGAACACAATTACGACGGGTAAAACCATCACCCCCTATGAGATTCTCAGACAGGTGATCGATTCGCCGCGGTATGCTGTCATCCAAGCTCCCAATCCCACCCCCAATCTCGAACCCATAGAGACTTAAAGGATTTCCTCTCTCTATACAGTAAGTAGATAGCCCCCCATCCCCTTTTTCTACTTCCAGCATCTCCTGATATCACTCCTTATCTACAATGCAGCAACACCCCATGTAATGCTCCACGACTTAGCCATTCCATAAGGGCGTAGATAGCACACACCGCTTACAACCCAGCAACATACATACTCAATTTCGGAAGTTCCTAGATAAGTATTGTAAGCAGCACTCCCCTCCCCCACCACATCATATCCTCTTATTTTTGGAAGATGTGATACGATAGTTTAGGAGCCATACCAACAACTCCTAAGCATATCGCGTCACTCAGTGTCACTCAATTATCAAATAATCTCAGTTCATACGGTCCATTGCAATGTGTGTAATAAACATAATCCCAATACCAGTTATCTAAATTCCCTTTATGAAACAAATTATGTTCTTCTTTCTGCTTGCTCCCGGTTTTCGGTTTAAGCCGAAAGAGATAAAACCGGTATTTAACCGAGTTATCAGAGACATGAACACTGATATCAAGCATATCATCATCGACACGCTGTTCTTTTCTCAAACGGTGCATGCCGACTTCATCGTGTAAATTCCGCAAATAGTAACGCGTATAGACGGCGTGATCGACAGGCGGCTTGCACCGCAATACCCGCGAGATGTTATCATATTTCGTATCGACGTACGACGTGATGCGGTGGTAGACACCAAAGGCTCTCCGCACATCAATATCGTCGACATACGATACGATCTCCCGGATGACATCCAGCGGAACATGATGCGCCAATTGAGCCATTCCTTTTACTATACATATACAACTAGCTATAGCTTATATCCTATCCTACCAGCACAAGGGTCGCCACATTGACATACGTGGCCCAGAGCACCAGCGGAATCATGAAATACACCAGCTCCCAAGAATCCACCGCCACAACCCCCGCGGCTAAGACCGCGATACCCAACGTCAACCCGTTCATAATCTTCTCGATTTGGGACACACGCAACCCGGTAATCAAGGGATAACTCAGACAGAAGGCAAGCGTCAACCCAATCGCCCATCGACCCCGCGAAGTCCCTATATGATAAAAGACGTAGCCCAACATCCCGAACAAGATAATCCAAATAATCGCGATGACATACCCGGGAGGCAGCCAGGGATTCCGTTCCTTTTGGGATTCAGCATTCATACCAGTCCCATAAATAATCCCGTTCATCAAGCAAGCCAAAAAAACAGGGACTCCAATTGATAGCCATTCGTAATAGTCGTCAAGCATTGTCTAATCATAGCGGAGATATCTTACACACGATAGGTCACCTGAGGAATAGAGTATCCGACACGCCGAGCGATATCGACCACAGAGAGTCCTTTGTGAGTGCAAATAGATGTACTCGCACCATGACGGAGTAACAGTTTGACAATCGGATCACGGTGTTTCATAATAGCAAGCATAAGAGGAGTCACCCCTTCATGATTACGCAAATCGATACGAACACAATTGTAGTCTAAGATATATCGGACGATATCTTCGTGACCGATTTGACACGCATAATGAAGCGCGGTGTTTCCTTGGAGAGTCGCGTCATTGATGCTACAGCATTTATCAACTGGAACATCCTTTTTATACAGCTCTTTGAAGATCTTCAAATGACCGCCACGCGCCGCAAGCATAAATCCATTGTGTCCTTGATCATCGGCGACATAACATAAGTCACAATCAACCTTGAGCATTTTTCTAAGAATCTTGACATGACCATGCTTACAGGCATACATCGCTGCATTACGACCTCGTTCGTCTTTAATCGATCTATCCATTGCATCGATATGCAACTCATCAATCGAATAATCAAAAGGTGTTTCGTACAATTCATACAATATGTGAACAACGGCAAGTAGACCGGAACCAGCTGCGAGCATCAAGATCGTTTGACCTTCATGATTTTGAAGATTGATATGAATTAAGGAACTGAATTCATTGATAAGCATGACGATCGTAGAAGACAACGAGGGGTCGTGACACGCGATATGAAGAATGGTATTGCCATCTTCATCCTGATAATTGATATCCTGCTCCATTAACTCGATAAAATCTAAGATTTCATCTTTATTCTGATTTTCAACTGCTTCGACTAGATGGTCAAAGAGTTCGGCTTTATTGAGGGTAAAAGGATCCATGAATGAAATAAGAATGAAATCTATCCATTTTTAGTGCAACGTCATTTACGCACATCCATCCTATCCCAGGTCCCTTCAAAATCTGCTATGGTATACCCTTCGCTAGCCCAGGTCGTCGTCTCAGGGCGATTCACGATTTTGTATATCGGATTCCAGTCCTTCTCGCTATCGGAATCGTGGTATGTCGCCACCATGAATCCCACCGGCATGTATGTCGGGTATTCTTCGTAGCAATCGTGATGAAGATGCACTTTGTTATCGTGAAACGCCTCATAATACTGGGAGGGAACATAGAGCATGAGATCGCCTACACGAGGACTGCGATTCGGTTTCATGCTATTGTGTTTCCAACAGATAAAGCTAAACGTGGGACACGTATACAACCTGAAATTAGACATGAAGTAGGGTTTGAGACACAGGTCAATTCGAACGTACAGAACACCGACACTGTATCTCCGGACATCCCCGGCGAATTCCATGGAATCACTTAGAAGCGTTTGGTATCCTTGAAAGGGTAGATCCAGGAAGCGAAAGCGCGTTGACTCCGGATACCATGAGATGAGATCAGCTTCGTAGGGGCTTTTATAGGTGTATACAATCGTCTGTGTTGTGATGCCTTGTTTAGCGAGTTCTTCTCTGAATTGCCTATGAGAATCGCATGCTTCTTTTTGGCCTTCGTAGGATGCCGGATCACCAATAGAGGTATTATCTTGGGATCCTAGCCGAAACGACGCTCCAACATGGACGATGAGTATGTGTGGTTCGGAAGAAGAGCCTTGTCGTAGTTCAAATTCCATATCCCCACAACTCCTTTGATTTCTATGACAAAAAATAAACAAAGATCTTCCCATATTACTCCGTGCAAAAAACTACTTAAAGACACCTACACACACATATGTGTAAACAAGAAAAATGACAAAAGCAAAAATAGAAATCGAGCTGGACACGACGCGTCCGATCGTATCCGAATTCCTGGAATGGACCGAGACACACGCCGATCGATTAACGGAAGTGGTTATTCTGGGTTATTCGTTTTATAAATATGGTCTAGACGAGTATCAAAAGAACCTTCCAAATGATGAAACAGAAACTGAAACCCAACCACAAACCCCAATTTTAAATTTGCAGGAGATCATATCGGACATCGTGCAGAAAACCCGTGAAGACACGAAAACAGAGCTGAACGACAGTTATAAACAGAGGCTGGAGCTGGAATTGGCCGCGGAGAGAGCGCGGAATGAGGCGGCAATCGTTAAAGCGGTATCCGCTGCCCAGAAACAGACCGAAACTTGCACCCAGGATTTGTACCGACAAATGGCGAAAGCAAATGCGGCCTATGAGACCCTCAAAAAGCTGCACGACGAGACGATAAACGGTATGCATGCGCAGACGATAACACAAAAAACCCGAGAATTAGAAGAGGCAATTTCCAAGATCAATATTCTAAAAAACACAAATAACGGTAAGTGCAACATGGGTGAGCTGACGGTCTTAGAGTATTTAAAGAACGCCTTTCCTCACTACACGTACGAGAGAAAGGGAGGAGGGACAGAGGCGCATGCGTGTGATATCCACATGATAGACGAGAATGGGAGGGTCCTCGCTATCGAGATAAAGAACAAGGCGACTATAACACGGGATGATGTGGTCAAATTCGAGGGTGATATATTGAATATATCAAATCAGATGATTGGGAAAAAACTAGTAGGAGGGGTATTTGTAAGTCTGCGATCGATAAATATACCAACAAAAGGCGAATTACGACTGGAGTATAAAGAGGAAGTCCCGCTGTTGTATATGGGAATAAATGAAGATAGTGAGATGTGTATGTTATCGAAGTATGTGAAAATGTTATGGACGATGCACCGAGAAGACGGTGAAGACAGAAGCATAAGTGAGTATATAGAATGTTGCAATAATCAAATGAGCCGAATAGAGAATCATCGAAAACAGAATAAGAGAATGAGTAAATTGATAAGCGAAATGTATCGAGAATTAGAGGAAAACGAAAAGAGCATAAATGAGATGTCAAATGAATTAGAGAAATTATTGAATAAAAATGTACCAATAAAAATAACAGAGGCTCCTCAAAAAAAGGTAGGACGAAAGTCTAAAAAATGACAAGTTGAATTTTAGGAACAACAATTTTGCTCTTCTTACTAGGTTTCTTTTTCTTCAATTTGAGCTCAATGGTATTCTTACCGCCTCTACCAGTACCAGTACCAGCACCATTATCAGTAACAACAGTACCAGTACCAACACCATTATCAGTAACAACAGTACCAGTACCAACACCATTATCAGTAACAACAGTACTAGCACTAACACCATTATCAGTAACAACAGTACTAGCACCAGAAGCAGGTACAACTTTATACCTTTTTGGTTCAATGGTTTTCGATTCGTAGTTATTATCTTTATATGTATACGTATTTTTATAATATAAACCAATTAACCCTTCACTTTGTAATATATTAATATACTTATGATCAGCTTCATCTGTTTTTTTTATTTCAACAAAATCTTTTTTTCTAGATGAATAACCTGCTTCGATTATATACAGCGGCTCCGTATTTGTATAAGTGTCAAGATCAACATCTTCGTTTTTTGAAGGAACAAACACTTTAGGCTTAGTACGATCTAGAACATTACCTTTTATAGGATCAACCAAAAGACCAATATCGTTTGCTAAGGCTTCCTCAACAACTAATTTTGTACATGTATTTTCACTACTTAATAGTCGTATAATTTTACTGGTTTTATTCGGGGGATTCAACTTTTCATGATGAATTACGTTTCCCTCTTGAAACCCACAAGTGTATGTTTCATTGTCAATAAATAGAGTATATATAGATTGTTGAAGATCATTGTAAGTAAAATTCATATTAGTATCAGTTTCTTCGACATTCATAAACGGTTCAAAATGACCGCCGCCATAATTTATGATCATACGGATAGGTCCATTTGTTGTAGCTTCTTTTTCATGAAGTATTATAAAAGCCTCATCATTTGTTGGTAATTTGAAATAGTGTAGATTACCTAATTTATAATATTTGGCTAATTTCTCTGTTACCTTATCTGATAAATCACCCTTTCCACGCAACTCGTCGCGTGTTAGTCCAGGTTCATTTCCAAATATTGTATCGTAATTTTCAACAAGAAACTCTCTTCTAAAGTTACTGGCTATAATAGTACGATCTTCTTCTTCAATTTTTCTAAAGACATCGCTATACAAAGTTAGTATTGATATAATTAAGCAATCATTATTACCACCACCACCATCATTTTGGTAAATAGTGTTGTTTTGAAATATGGCTTCCCATTTTTCCTGATCTTCTGTTAATGGTTCTGTATATTTTTCTTTTATTTTTTTTTTAATTTCATCGATTATGTAATTCTTGAATGGCTTTTGTTCAGCTCTTTCTTCTCTTATTTGTAACTGAATATTTTCTTTAATTTTTATTTTTTTATCTTCGTTTTTGCCTCTATTATATTCATCTATTAACGTTTTAACGGTTTCATTTATATTAGGGCTAGCATCAACATCTGTAGGAGCAGGAGTAACAGAGTTAGCAGCAGGAACAGGCACTTTCTTAAAAGTAGTAATAACCTTCGCACCATCATTAACTAGATTCTCCGCTTGTGAGAAATATAAACAAAGTTGTTTTTTATCTTCAACTCTCAATTCACCCGTGAATAATACAATAACTTTATTTGTGGAACTGTATAATGCATAATCGTCTATTTGAACCTCTTCTTTTCCTATTTTTACCGTTTTTTGTTGAAGAGGAGTACTAGTAAACTTAATATTAAACTCTTTAAACTCATTAAGTTCAATAGGACCGAGTACAATAGTTGCATTTTTTGGTAAAATACTCGTGTTTCCAACATTACGAGTACGTTTAGGCCAAGAAATGCTATCATTCTTATAGTCCGTGATAGTGTTATTGTTATTGATAAATAAAGTGTCATTTTCAAAGCGAATTTTAATTTGATTGTTCTCGCACTTACTAAAATCATCATTCGTATTTTCTTTTATGAAAATTCTATAAAGCTTGTCCCCAACATTATAGCTATACGGCGATTTATTGCTAGCAGGAGGACCAGAAGTATGAGCAACAGTAGCAGCAACAGTAGCAGTACCAGGACCAGGAGCACCAGGAAGAGGAACAGGAACAGCAGCAGTAGGATCACCAACAGAAATGGAAGCAGTAGCACTAGGATCACCAACAGAAATGGGAGCAGCAGTAGCACTAGGATCACCAACAGAAATGGGAGCAGCATTACCATGAGAAGATGTAGCATCCTGAACAGCAGAATGAAGAATAGTACTACTTGAAGATGAAGATCTTTCATAATTAGGATCAGGATTAGCTTGAGACCGAGTAGATTCATATCCTGAACTACTAGAATCGGTACGATTTAGTGAAGGATCAGCTTGAGACCGAGTAGATTCATATCCTGAACTACTAGAATCGGTACGATTTAGTGAATGAGCAGCAGGATCACCAACATTATTGACAGCAACAGAGGTGGCAGCAGTACTAGGACCAGTTTTGGCAAAAGCAAGAGAAGGAGCACCAGGAGCACCAGGAGCATTAGCATCGGCAGCAACAGAAGCAGAAGAGAATTGTGCATTCGCGTTATCGTTATCAACATTAGCCTCAGTAGATTGTCTTCGTGATGACAACCGCCCTGTTTGAGTTGTACTAACATCAACATCAGAATGAAGACTAGTACGTCTACTTAAAGATGCTAAAGAAGGAGGATTCTGAATATATTGAGACTGAGCAGAATGAAAACTAGAACTTCTACTTACATTTTGAGACCGAGTAGATTCATATCCTGAACTACTAGAATTTGTATCAGATATTGAATTCACCAAAGAATCGCTATCTCCTTGATTTTGATTTTCGGGAGTAGTATTATTATGAGGATTAGGCGGTAAACGCTCTGCTTGAATAATTGGTGTGATTTGTTTTGTCTGATTGGCACTATCTGTGTTTACAACATGTACATTATTAGTTCTATTTAAAATAGAACCATCAAATGGTTGATTATTATTTGTAATAGTAACTGAAGGTTGCCAGTCTCTTCTATTATTTTTACTTGTCAACGAAGAAGCAGTATAACCGAGATTATCCCCATTCGCATCCGCATTCGTATCCGGATTCGTATTCGTATTCGCATTCGTATTCGTAATCGTATCCGTATTTGTATTAACCCTTCTAGCGGGTATAGTC